CGTTGATATTGCCCAGATCGACCAGCGACACGCCGCGCAGTTCTCCTGCTTTGGGTTTGCGCAGGGTGAGTTGCTCGATGATGGCGTCGCCACGTTTGAGAGGTTCGTCAAGGATGATGGTTTTTTCTGTCATGGTTGTTCTCTTTTAGGTTCAAAGGGCGTCAAACGCCAATAGCGCGGCGTATCTCTTGGGTGCGATCAACGCCGCCGATCATTTCTACACCATTGATAAAATCGAGCTCGATGATGTTTTCACCGTTGATCATCAGCTTGTAATAGCTGCAGGTGGTTTTGTATTTATGATCGGATTTGTCACCCATTTTGGTGTTGCCCATCTCGATTTCTTTATGGCGACCACGGACGACAATTTCGACGGCATCGACTTCGGCAGTGTCATCGCGCTGATATGCGCCGGCAAAGCGCAGTTGCACCGCATTGTGGCTGGTCGCGCCGTATTGCTTTAAGGCGTCGATTAATAAGCCACCGGCAGTCCATTCGAGTTCGATTTTTTCGTTCATGTAATCGACTTCGATGGGGCCGGTCATGCCGCCTGCGACGTAGTCTTCCATTTTGCGGCTGAGTTTTGGCAAGGTCAGCTCTGGTATTTGACCCAGGTATGAAATACCGTCGTTGAATAAATTAAAGTTTTTGAGTTTGCTGGGTAAGCCCATGATTGCTCCCTATATGTTTAAGCGGTAATGCGCTGCGCAAAGTTCGCTAGATAGCTGTCGGTAATACGTTGATGCATGATCAGATCTTCCAGCGGCGGTACCGGTGTGTAGTCGTAATCAATCGTCAGCGAGCCCATTTTTAAGCTGTCTTTGCTATTTGATGCCGGATCAAACCAGGCATGGGCGTCGATGATGTAGCCTTCGGCTTTCAGTTCACGGAACTTGGCGTTGATTGATTCCAGCAGGTCACGCACCAGGGAAGGGTGAACTGGTTTATCGACGTAGCTAAAATGCGCTTCGGCAATGCTGTCGGCCAATACCTGGGCGGTACGCGTGTAGTTTTCGAAGAAGAAAAATTCGCCCACTTCTGCCGTGCGTGATCCCCAAAAACGGTAACCTGATTTGTTGATCAGCGTGGTCACGCCAGCTTGATTGAGATAACCAGCATCGGTCGCACCGCTTTGCAAATCCCAGAACACATCACGAGAAATACCCAGTGGGCCATTGACCACCACGTTAGAAAGCGATTTGTGCCAGCCAATGTCATTGTCAATCTTTGCGCGTACACCTAAAGCATAGGCGACGGCTGATATGGATGCGTTGGCGTTGGTGGAAGTATCCCAGTCAACAAAGTCTGGCCAGATCAGCATTAATTCGCGTTGGCCAAACTGCTCGCGGTATAAGGCGGCCGCTTCTTTGGTCTGCGCACCCCAGCAGTTGGCATATACAAAGGCACGCAGTTGTTGGGCGACAGCGACCATCTCTGTTGTCACTGCCTGCGTATCTAAACCCGGTGCGCCGATGATGCGTGGCTTCATACCAAATTTGGCTTGTGCAGCTAGAAGCGCTTTAACGCCTGTGTATTGGCCAGATGGAGAGACGCCACCGATGGTGTTGCTGGTTTGTTCTGCTTCGTGTTCGGCCTCTGACACACGCACCACGATGGTAAAAGGATTGGTCTGTTTGCCAATCGCATCTAACACGCGCGACAGCGTACCGCGTTTGCCCGCTTTACCAATTGCGCTAGTGACGTTGGTTAGCAGCACCGGCGTATTGAGCGGAAAGGTCGTCGCATCTGCATCATCCGCGGTGGCAATTAAGCCAATCACAGCGGTAGAAACGGTGCGAATAGGGCGTGTGCCTTCGTTGATTTCAATGACGCGCACGCCGTGGTGGTAATCTCTGGACATAGATTTTCCTCAGGTTAAAGGTATAAATGCACCGCGATGAACACCAGCAATCCACCGCTGGTTGTCGCTATAAAATCCCAGAAATCACAGGTGTGTTTTTCTGGATGATAGGCGTCGTAGACTTCTTTAAATGCGCCCACGGCAGCGACCACCATCAGGGCTTGTGGCGCAACCAAAGTGACGGGTACAAACTGCGCTAGGGCGATGCTGGCAATAAGGTAAATCACTACGCCCATCAAGGCGTGACCTTGTTTGTCGGCGGGGATTTTTGCTAGCAGGGTGAGTAGTTTTTCCATTACGCCGCTCCAGAAACGATCTTTTGAAGATTGGCAGGATCAGGATTGGTGCCGTTAGACCAGGCGCGGCAGTCGTCGATGAAGGCATCCATCTTCGCTTTTTCGTCTTTGGTACCAGAACGAAGAATATTGAGCTGCATGTACACTGGGTAAGTGCGCTCAATATAAGCAGAACAAAGATCACGGGCACGAATCTGCGCAGGACTTTCTAAGCCGCGCGTGGTCATGATCAGCGTACTTTCGTCACTTTGATCAGAATAATTGGTTGGTAAATTTTCCATGGAGAAGTCCTTTCTATTAACGATTGCCGCTATTGATGCCAGCGAAGGTTCCACCCAGTCCACTTAAGTTGCCACTACCGACCACGTCAATAATGGCGTCATAGATGTTGTGCACTTGTGGGCAACGGTGCTGTGGATTCCATTTGCCAGCGATAACTTGTGGTAATGCAAGATAAAGCGTGTCACCTACGGCAATAGAACCGCTCAGGCCGATATCGATATGGGTGTATGCACCAGCGGCATCGCCGGCATAGATGTGATGTGTGACTTGGTTCCATACTTCTTTTTTGGCGTTATCCATCCATCGCCAATCAGCTTTACCAACAATCTTGTGGTAGACGACAAAGCTGTTAAAGGCACCTTCGAAAACGTGCTGATACGGTGTGTAAAAGACATAAGGACCAAAGCTATTTGCAATCGACTTCACGGTCAGTTTTAAAATATTGAACCCTCCATGAAAATACAAACTGTCCATATTCATGTACTGCAGCAGTTCACGAACGACAGGCGGTCTGGTAATTGGGTCAAGCCCTGATGTAACCGGGATCATCGTTACATCAAATTTGCTCCAAAAATCACCACCGGCATGCACACCCATGGCAAGCGGTAACTGCTGTGGTGCGGTACCACCCAAGGCAGTCATGCGGGCATTAAAGTTAACGGCAATGGCAGGGTGCTCATCCAGATGGCTGCCTCGCCAGGCTTCAAGTTCGTTGATTTTGGCAGCGACTCGTGCATCAACTTGTGCCTGTTTGTTGCTAACTTCTTGGGTCAAGGCAGTGGTTGAGTCAACCAGCGCAGCGATTTGTTGCTCTAGGCTCATAGTGCGTTCCTTTTATTGCAGATAAGGTTTGAGGATGGTGCGTTGTAGTTGCACGAGTGCTTTTGCCAGGCTTGCGTATTCACCGGCCATGTTGAGACTGAGCCCCGCTCCGGTAGATTGCACCGTGACACTGTCAGTCGGTACCGCTGACAAATTCAAGTCATACGCCAGCAGCAGATCGATGCCCGGGGCTTTGTAGGCGAGTGGTTTTGCCGGGTCACTCCAGACGGCAAGGCAGGTGCCATCGGCGACGTAAAAACCGACTTCTCGTACCCAAAACTCTGCATTGCCATCGGCCAGGGCAGTCACGTGAATTTGACGTGGGCTGACGCGTTTGCCATCGGCGACCGGGTAGCGTGCACGCTCTGAACGCAGTCCTGCTTGGCCTTGGTTTGGTGCATAGCCAGCGTCGCCCAAGGCGATATGCGTGATCTGGGCGGCGACACCATCGTTACTGCAGCGCCAAATCGCATTGAGGCCGACTTCTAACATCGTCGGTAAAAGGGGCGTACTCATTGAACCTCCATCGCTACGCGTAAAACGGAAAGCGGCTTGACTATGGATGTCAGCCGTAAAAAATTGATTTGCGCACCCAATTGCACCGCCAAAGGCGTGGCTATATACCTGGCGACAGCGTTGATCTGCTTGACGTTGGCGACGCATGCTAGTTGTGCCGGGGTCGTGGTTTGTACCGCTTGCACTGTTGCACCACTGCGACTGTAAGCAATCGCCTGCTGCGCCTCCGCAAAGCCCAGATTGGTCTGATCAAACAGTGCGCCGACCTTAAAGTGGTAGCTGGCACGTACTGGTTTGGCTTGATCGACGATGCGTTTGATGCGCTCATACAGGTCACGATCTAACACTGCTTCATGCGCATGCTGGCTGCTGGTAACCCACGCGGTTAAGGCAAAGGTGTAGGGTGCGGCCTGCGGTTGCTGCTGCCACCATTCCAACAGTTCAGTGGTAATGTTGACCACGGAGAGGGCTTTTTTAACGGCCCAGACTGTGCCTTTTTTGCGATGCGTCGCCAGGCTGGCTGCAATCGCCTGACGTTGGGTAGATTCGTCCCAGCGGTCATCCCATTCATCGACCGAGGTTGCCCAGGCCAGCCATGGCAACAAATTGCTAGGGCAAAGTTCAGCATT